GTATAATATAGAAAAGATAGATTATGAAAATCCTTACACTTGATGACAGGACATACAAATTAGAGAAGATACCAGAATGGGTGGATGAGAAATTGAGATTCGCCGTGTTAGACAATTCTGATCCCAACAACCCAGATTTCTTCTACATACCACTTATTTTCCTAGAGAGTTTCAACGCACCCGCGGCGGTGTTGGAGATAGGCGATCACAAGATCAAGATGCCACTGGATTGGAAGATGTTGATAGGCGAGGCAGGACAGTCTGAGATGCACGTGCTACCAATCACCAGTCTCAATGACAGAGGATTCGACGCATTCACGTTCAACCCTTTATCCAGCACCAAACCCGAATTCATGCCCATAGATGTGGTTGACATCTACACTGAAGTAAAATGGTACTTCCCAAAAATAAAATCAGGACAGATGTTGGCAGTGCCATTGACCAACGGACGTAGACCCATGTGTGCCTATTTCGTAAAGGACATATCAAGGCAGTGTGAACAGGTGGACTATGGCTCAGTCTGGTAGACGAACCATAACCATAGACGCACCTGTCATGATAACCAGCAACAAGATCGCGGTATGGATGGACGAGGATTGGATGAGAGATTTCTTTGATTGGTTAAGGAAAAATAAATTCAAGATTTCGGCTATGAATCATCAACAAAAGAAAATAAAATTAACTTTCGTAGATGCCAAAGAATGCACTATGTTTGGATTGAAATATGCCAGCAAAAAAAAGTAACACAAAGAAATTCTTTGATCTCAGGAACGGATTGAAGGCCGTGGACTTCAGGAACAAGGATTACTATGACAGGATTGACGACAAAGAGAAATCCCTGTATTCACCTTACATGCTGATGAGATATGTGTCGAGCTGTTCGTCAAAGGACCAATTCTACGTTGAACACTACGTGGAGATGGTCAACGAATGTGTGAACAAGCACTGCTTCACGCTGGGCAAACACAAGAAACTGTTATGGATACTCACAGCCATGTGTGGCACATTACAACAACAGTTCCATCCGTGGATCAAACCCATGAAGCGTGTGCCAAATAAATCGTTGAAAAAATTACAAGAGATCTATCCCACTTGGAAGGAGACTGATCTCGAGACACTAGACAAGGTGATCACAGACAGAGAACTAGAGGAACTGATAGAGGCACATGGCATCGACAAATAAATGCACCTACTGTGGCAAGGAGTTCGCCAAGGAGAGGACCTTACAAGTACACCTCTGTGAACCAAAGCGTAGGTACCTACAGCGAGACGAGAAGTGGGTGGTCAACGCGTTCATGGTGTTCCAGAGGTTCTATAAGATACACCAACACAACGCCAAGGACAGGACCTATGATGATTTCGTCAAGAGTCCTTATTACAACGCGTTTGTCAAATTTGGCAGATACATCATGCACATCAACCCTTTGTATCCAGACAAGTACATAGACTTCGTGCTGAAATCAAAAATAAAATTAGACCACTGGGCCAGGGATGACCTGTACGAGGAGTATCTGATCGAGACACTGAAGACGGAACCCGTGGAGGCCGCGCTACAGCGTAGCATAGCCACCATGATGGACTGGGCCACGGAACAACACGCACAATGGTCGGACTACTTCAGACTGGTCAACACCAACAGGGCAGTGCAACACATACAGCAGGGCGCCATCAGTCCATGGCTGTTGCTAGGTTGCGAAGCAGGCAAGAAAATGTTAAAATCATTCAACGACGAGCAACTACAGATGATAGAAAGATTCATAAACCCAAGTTTCTGGCCCAGCAAGTTGAAGAGCTATCCAGCCGACCTCATGCTGGTAAAAGAAACAGCCAAGGAGGCCAAGATTGTCTAAGATAGATCTAGAGATAGCGGACAATTTGGATTTCGAGGACGGAGACTGTGCCGTGGTAATAAAAGAGGATGGATCAATAGGAAGAGTGATAATGCCAGACATCAATAGAAATGTTCTTGATTCCGAAGGATACAGGAAACTTTTAGATGTGTTGGAGGTACTGCAACCAGGATCACGTGACAAGATGATACAACACGCTGAAAAAGGCAAAGGGAGTATGCACTAATGCCTGATGTAGATATAGATTTTTTTGACAGAGACGGGGTGCTAAAACTTTTCAAACATACGCCAGCATCTATTATCAAAGACGGCAAGACCGAGAAACACAAGACAGGGGTATACTTCCATGTTGTACCAGAACATCCTGTGACGGGGAATTCATCACTGGACTACAAAAAAGCCGAGGACAGAGGATACTTCAAGATAGACATGTTGAATGTAAACATATACAAGGAAGTGAAGTCAGAACAGGAACTTGTGGAACTCATGATACAGGAACCGGATTGGGACATGCTGAAGGACCCAAAGACTGTGGAGAACCTGTTCCACCTAAATGGACACTTCAACATAGTGTCTAAACTGGAACCTAAGAATATAGAACAACTGGCCGCTGTGTTGGCCATAATACGTCCAGCGAAAAGGCAGTTGATGTACAAGGACTGGCAGGACATCATGAAGGAAGTATGGACAAAACCCACAGACGGATCATATTTCTTCAAGAAGTCACATGCGATAGCCTACGCACAAGCGATCGTAGTACAGATGAATCTCATTACGAGAGCTAAATATAGTTTTGATGCTACATCAAAAACCTAAAAAAAAGACACCCAAACATCCTAGTAAAAAACATCGTAGTCCAACTCGTTCCGAGCTCGGGTCATACCAGGCGGATAATCCGTTGACCAAGTACGTGGAAAGAGTTAATGGAATAAATTGTACCGAAAAAAACTAAACGGGTTTTCGGACCAACTGGATTGTTCTACGCTTGACGCGTTTCTTTGAGATGTCAGATAATCTCACTGTAGGCCCATGCACTATCTCAACATCTTTAGAATTTAGAGTGACCAGTGTGGTCCTAAAATACCTGAACTCGCCTTTGAGGAATATGTTGATGGGTAGTTTACGATTGGACTCGTGCCACCATGTCTCTCCACACTTGAGATATCTCATCTTGTCTTGTGGTAGCATCAACCTACCGTAATCGTAGAAACTGATAACATTGGCATCCTCGTTCTGTACTATGCCCACGTATTCAAGATCACCCTTTCGGATAAGGCTTAGGAAGGGGAATTTGTCCCTCAGTGTGTTAAAAATTTCGTTCATTCTATATCTATAAATACTGTTAAATATGTACTATGCAAACAGTCTCAAGGTATTTACTAGATCAATTGGTAATAGCCTACATAAATGGTTATCACGGGAGGAACTCAAAAGTGTACGATAGACGCCTAACATTACACAGGGGTGTGAACAATCCCATCACTTTCACGTTCAAGAACGAGGATCAGAAGGCACAGGATATCGAAGACAGAGAATTTGAATTGAACCTTATCGATTCAGAGTCAAAAAAATCTGTGCTAACTAGAAATTTGACAAATTACAACACCGTACAAGCCACAGGTGCACAGTTACTGAGTGATGGTTCTTCCTCGGGAACAACTGCAAGAATGACCATCACCAATTCTAACATTACTGGAACATTCGTGGTAAAACAACAAGTCATAGGAACATCGTTGACTGGGCCTGTCACTATTACGAACATAGATGCTGATGCTAGCGGTGGAACAGAAACAGTGTTAACAGTAAGTTTCGGTGAACAAACCATACCGTCAGAAACAGTTAATATCACTGCTGGAGCAAAAGGCACAGCAAGTATAACTATCACAGAAGGGGACCTTTTACCTTTGGATGCTAAATTTTATAACTTTGCTGTGCGAGAAGTAAAGACAGACGGTTCTAAGGAAGTGACGTACTCCGACACAGGGTATGCCTCGGCAGGCACAGTTGAACTACTAGACGGTGCTTATCCAGAGTTTGTGGCCAGCACAGAAGTTTCAAGTTTTACAGCAATAGCAGATATTAAATCATTAGCAAAACTTTCAAGCGAGATTCATGCTAGGCCAGGCATTAATAACAACAAGGCATTGCACACAATCGCTGTGTATACAAAGAACTTTTCGGGTGCCTTTAAAGTGCAGGGCACAATGTCCACTGCCGCCAACAAAAACGAGGACGACTGGTTTAATATCATAATGGATGGGGAGCCTAGTGCCACCAACACATTCACTAATTCTACAGCAGTTACCACATTTAACTTTACAGGTGTTTTCCAATACGTAAGATTCACCTGGGACAATGACGCAGGTAATACCGGGCTGATTGACAAAATACTCTACAGACAGTAAAATATAGTTTATGAACCTGATCCAGAACACAATTCTGACTAGCCTACCTGCGAACAAGAAGAAGACGCCCAGCGGGTGGATCAGTTTCAACGCACCCTGCTGTGTGTACAACGGTGAGACAGCAGACAAGAAGAAACGTGGCGGCATCATGACCAGCGCCGATGGCACAGTCAATTATCACTGTTTCAACTGTGGCTTCAAGGCCAGTTACGTGATCGGACGCAAGTTGACCTACAAGATGAGACAGTTCATGGGTTACATAGGCATACCAGAGGACACCATAAAGAAATTGGCCATAGAAGCCATGCGTGAAGAAGAGAGCGATATCAAATATGAGAAGAAGAAATTCGTCACTTTCAAAAAGAAGTCATTGCCCAAGAACACACACAAACTGGATGTATGGTTGGAGAAGTATGTGGCCAACGATCTCACAGAGCCACAGTGGAAGAAGATCGACGGACTGCTCAAGTACCTAGAAGGCAGGGGAATTGGAGCAGATTGGTATGACTTTATGTACTCCCCAGACAAGATGTGGGACATACATCAAAGACTATTGATCCCATTCTACTGGAAGGGAGAAGTGGTTGGATACACGGGTCGGGTGTTCGAGGAATCCAGAGCTGTCAAGTATTACACTGATGTGTGGCCAGGATACGTGTTCAACATGGACGCACAAGACTGGACGAGGAAGTTCGTTTTGGTCACGGAAGGTCCGTTTGACGCCATCGCCGTTTCCGGTGTGAGCATACTGGGATCGGAGGTAAATGAAACACAGAGAGAATTGATAGATGGGCTTGGTAGGCAAGTTATAGTAGTACCCGACAGGGACGCACCAGGACAGAAGTTGGTAGATCAGGCCACGGAGTTTGGATGGAGCGTGGCATTTCCAGATTGGGACAAAACGGTTGGCGATGTGGCCGATGCTGTGTTAAAATATGGTAGACTGTTTACTATACAATCGATACTGAAAACAACAGAAAAAAGTAAACTCAAGATTGATTTAAAGAGAAAAATGTATGGCTGAATACACATTTGATGTACAAAAACTTTATATAGAGATGCTCCTGGCAGATGCGGAGTCATTCGCCCGGGCACAGAACATATTTAAACCGGAATCGTTTGACAGGAAACTACAACCAATTGCTAAGTTTGTCAAAGACTACATGGATGAATACAAAGTCATGCCGGATGTGGAACAGGTCAACGCCAAACATGATATCAAATTAAAATCCGCAAAGGACTTAGATCCAAGCCATTTCAATTGGTTACTAGACGAGTTTGAAACATTTTCAAGACACAAAGCACTAGAACACGCAATACTTCAATCAGCGGATCTGCTAGAGAAGGGAGATTATGCTCCCGTAGAAGACATGGTCAAGGAGGCTGTGAACGTGGGACTGACTAGGGACCTTGGTACGGACTACTTCGAGGATCCCAAGGGAAGACTTGAGGCACTCAAGGACAACAACGGACAGATCAGCACTGGCTGGCAGAACCTAGACAAGAAACTGTTTGGCGGTTTCAACCGTGGAGAACTGAATATCTTTGCTGGTGGATCAGGCGCAGGAAAGAGTTTGTTCTTACAGAATCTTGCGGTGAACTGGGCGCAGGCTGGTCTGAACGTTTGTTACATATCTTTTGAGTTGAGTGAGCAACTGACGGCAATGAGGCTCGACGCCATGATGACCAATATACCAACCAAGCGGGTGTTTCCCGAAATAGACAACGTGGAGATGAAAGTCAAAATGTTGGCAAAAAAATCCGGACTACTACAGATCAAATATTTGCCAAGCGGTAGCAACGTGCTGGACGTGAGGACTTACCTTAAAGAACTAGAACTCAAAACCAAGAAGAAGATAGACTGTATCTTGATCGACTACCTAGATCTCATGATGCCAAAAAGTAAAAAAATATCACCAGCAGATTTATTCATCAAGGACAAATACGTTTCAGAAGAACTGAGAAACTTGGTCGTAGAGAAACAATGTGTGTTGGCAACAGCATCGCAGTTGAACAGAGCTTCGGTAGAGGAGATAGAATTCGATCACAGTCACATATCAGGCGGATTATCCAAGATACAGACAGCAGACAACGTGATAGGTATATTCACATCAAGGGCCATGAAAGAACGTGGCAGATATCAGATACAGTTCATGAAAACTAGATCAAGTTCGGGTGTTGGACAGAAGGTAGATCTAGAGTTTGACGTTGACAGCCTGAGAATCAGAGACCTAGCGGATGATCCAGAATACAAACAATTTGACAAACAGAGAAGCACTATATACGACAACCTTAAGAAGACATCCAAGGTCACAGGTGATGGCACACCCAAAGATGCCAGAGATGATGTGCCTGACCCAACCAAAGGTGACACAATAGGCAAAGTCAAGGCCACAGTGGAAGGTGGCAAACTGAGACAACTACTCAACGAGTTACACTCAGATGAAGAACAGTAACGACATAGAATACATCTATGAGAAGTTGAGTGCGTTATACCCAAACTACTCAAACAAGAAGCCCAAAGCAAAAATATACTCAAAGGCGTACACTAGTCTCATAGGAGTGATGCTATCGGCACAATCACAGGACAAGAGAACAGCGGTAGCGTGTAGACAACTTTTCGCTTTGGCCAACACACCCGAGGACATGTTAAAACTGTCACAGGAAGAGATCATAGAGGCCATTCGACCCGCGGGACTGTTCAACGCCAAGTCAAAGAACATATTAGCAACGAGCAAAATATTATTGGAGAAGTTTGACGGACGTGTTCCCAACACTCAGAAGGAACTGATGTCACTGCCGGGAGTTGGCCGTAAGAGTTCTGACATCGTGATGAGGTTCGTGTTTGGTGAACCACACATAGCAGTGGACACACACGTGTTCCGTATGCTGTGGAGACTGGGTTGGGCAGACAGCCTCGACGAGGGCAAGGCTTCCATAACCGTGAACAACACCACTCCCGGCGAGTACAAGTACGGTGCCCACATGTGGTTGATAACACATGCCAAGTTGGTGTGTAGATCTAGATCACCGTTGTGTGATCAATGTGTGATCAGAGCCGTGTGCGACCAGAGAAACATAGACACTCCAAAGAATCGACTGCGTCAAAAAATCGCCACTTCATAATCTGCGCAGAGAAATTTTTAAACTAAAGGGATTTAAATCTATCTATGACTTCCTTATCTTTAGCAAGGAAGAAACTTTTTGATCTTTTTTCTTCTGTGGTGAGTCCAACTAACTCCCAATGAGTTTGTTTAGTAAAGTCGGCAACTGCCTGTCGTACTTCGACTCTGGGCTTGTGTTTCATATCCGGAGTGCGATAATCGTCCCCCCAAATGAATCCCGTAGACTTGACTTTGTTCTGCCAAGCTCGTAGATCACTCATAACTCCTGTGTAATCGTGCCTGGCATCAATGTAAACCCAGTCAAGAGAGTTATCGTCAAACCCCGAGGCCGCCGCCTCTGACCATTCCCTGATTATTTCAACACGCGGATCGTCATTAAATTTATTAGACACAGCAAGGTATTTTTCGTCATGGATTGATTGTTCCGCTCCGGTGGTCCTGTCTGTGCCTTCTATAGTTTTCCAAGCATCAACAAGATATAATTTACTGGGATTCTTTGACAGTAATATACTAGAAAATTCTCCCTGATCAACACCTACTTCCGCACCAATGGTACCATTGATCAGCGAGTCAGGCGTTTCGTTCCTGGAGAATTTCATCATAATAGTACTACTTATAAATACGGTATGGCCATCCGCGTAAATGACAAGATCACGTTCATACACATAGGTAAGAATGCTGGTACCAGCATATCTAGGATTTTAAACGATAATTTCAAGACCAAAGAATCGGGTCCTACACACGACGGATACCATGAACTACCGCGGGCCTGGCAGGACAACTGTTTCTGTGTCATAAGGAATCCTTATGATCGACTGCTCGGCCTGTATCACTTCACCTGCAAGAAAATGAAGAAACTTTACAACGAACAATATCAAAGAAAATATTTTTATGAGCCACAATTTAAAATACTTGATAAAGGATTTAAAAATTTTGTTTTAAATGAAGCAGAAACAGTTTTTCTCACCAAACCAGTAAACACCAACAGGAAACAATCATGGAGCCAGAAAACACAGGAACACTTTCTGCCCATTGACAGATCAAAAATTCAAATTTTACGTTTTGAAAATCTAGAACAGGATTGGATGAGACTTTGCGAAAGACAAGGACTAACACATCACACACTGCCAAGAATCAATACCTCTAGAGCAGACAGCACATATAGGGATCACTATGACAAAGACATGGTGAATCAGGTCAAGAAGTACTGGGCAAAAGACATAGAGTTAGGTCACTATGAATTTTAGAGACAGAGACGTATCAGAGTTCACGCAGACACCCGAAGAGATTCTAGCGCCTCTGAGACTTAAAGGCGAATGCCACCACCTGTACGGAATATCAAAAAAATATTTGAAGAACTTCCGTGTGGCTCTGGACATAGGAAGCAAGTTTGGTCACTATAGCAAAGAGTTGGTAAAGGATTTTGCCAGTGTACATGCTTTTGACATGCGAGACAAAATGAGGATATCACCTAAAAATCTAAAATTCCATAATATAGCACTAGGAGATTCAAACAAGACTGTGTACTACACCAGTGCCCGAGTGAACGAGCAACAAGGATCAAACTCTTGTGAACAAAAAAAACTAGACGACATGGGGATCAAAAACATAGACCATATCAAGATTGATGTCGAAGGACACGAATTACCTGTGCTTAGGGGTGCCATGGAAGCAATTAAAACTTATAAACCTGTGGTAACCATAGAGCAGAACACAGTCATCGAGCAAGAAGGCAAAGGCTCAAAATGGGACGGTATCCGATTCCTCAGATCTATGGGGTATTGGTTGGTCGACCACAACGGTCGGGATGACTACATATTGATACACAAGGAACAAGCGAATACATAACATGACCAAAGACATTAGATTAGTAAAAACAAAACAAAGGTTAACCTCAGAATTACCTATCCAATTGACCAAACACAGGAAACCAGTAATCAACGAGATCCAACTGCTTAAGAAATTTATAAATTTAGATCCTGTATACGAGGGAGATCCTAATAAGTTTAACGTGGTCGGCACACGTATCAAGTGGCAAAAACAGGTAATAGATAATGTCAGCATAGATGGTCACTGGATGGAGTTCGGTGTCAGGGAAGGCGACACAATGGGTTGGCTTCTGGACAAGAGACCCAATCAAGAGATTCACGGTTTTGACAGTTGGGAGGGCTTGCCTGAAGAATGGAAGACCGGGGGCAAAGACTATGCCGCAGGTTCTATGGCGGTGCCCATGCCCAAATTTCCCGGCAATGTCCATCTCCACAAGGGATGGTTTGATCAAACACTAGAACCATGGATGAGTGAGAACACAGGACCCGTAGCATACCTACACATAGACTCGGATCTTTATTCGTCCGCTATCTATGTTCTCGACAGGCTCAACGATAGGATAGTTCCTGGCACTTTGATCGTTTTTGACGAACTGTCTAATTTTAGATTATCGGGAAAACTTAACAATTGGCCCATACACGAGTGGCGTGCTCTATTTGAATGGCTAGAAAAAAACGACAGAGCGGTAGATCCTGTAGCAAGATCATGCATGTACCAGGCCGCGGTAAAAGTAGTTAAATGATTTTCTTGAACACTGTGCCCCAGTCTCTGAGATAGCCTTTGTAAACTTGCTTCTTAGCTTTGTCTAGAGACTTTATCATCTTCAAAGTGGATCTGGTCCTGATCAATCGCGATATTGTCTCATCGTACTGGAATCCATTATCTGTGAATTTTTTTATCCAATAAGATTGTTCTCTTTCGTTGACATGATGATATCCACCATACCCGGGTGTGCACCATGTGAAAACAACCCAGTCGCATGCTCGCAAAGTTTTTACATAGTCATCGGCACCTGATTCATCTATGTGTTCACTCGTAGCGACACTCCAACCTAGATCAAATGTACGGTCGAACTCGCAAACCCCGTCAGTGACAAAGTTGTGTATCAGTATGTCATCATGTACTTTTTTACACTCAGCATCGACTTCCACTCCCGTTGCTTGATATCCATGGTATTTGGTAGCCCATGCACAGTTCAGACCTTTACCCGCACCTATGTCTAACAAACTTTGGCATCCATGTTTTTTCTTGAAGTAATCTAGTGTGAAGTCACAAACGTGACCACGATTATTGTGTTCTAGTGAATGATCTCTTTGTTCCATGTTGTATTAAAAATATTTAGAAAATATTTCGTAATCCTTTTTGTAATACTCTTTAATCATCTTTACATCATCGTCGGAAGATTTATGTCCGGAACGTAGAGACTTACTGACGTTCCTCCTATTAGGAGTAATTTCACATTTCAATTTATCATTCAACCAAGGTATAAGGACTGTGTCTATGTGTTCACTGTTAATAATTAAATCATACTTGGTCAAATCATGGTCTATGTATTCTGTGTATGGCCTAGAATGCAGTCTTATGTCTGGAAAATCTTTTCTTATATTTGTAAAGTTATCAATAAAATACTGCCAAGATTTATTTTCTAATCCGTCTTTGTTTTTCTTCAATACTCTGTCGGACCAAACACTGCTAACACGTGATACAGGATCTCTAACGACTGCTATCTTTAACGCATCTGTCTTGTCTATCAATGACAAGGTTTCCTTGTATTCAACTTTTCCTATTTTAGAAAGTCTTTTCACAACCTCTTTTTTATTACTCGCGGTACCTTGTTGATAAGGCCATGCCAAGTAATTTATCACAGAGGATATACCACATTTGTGCGGCACGTGGGCCATTATGTTGAAATTTTCATATTTTACAATCATGATAAACTCTTCACTACGTGTTCCCAGCATTCTCCTGATTCAAACTCGTCTATACTCCACTGGCAGTGGGCTATCTTGTTTGCCCATTCCTTCCTGTCACCTCTGTATGGATTTTCCACATCTGAAAGATTCTTACTACTGATTTCATAAACCATGCTTCCCGAATCGCATGCGATGTTAGGTGTGCCATTTATCACAGCATCAACACCTGTGCCTGATGTGTAGGTGACTGTGCACCATACATTTTCCAGTTGCTTGGTTATCGGAACAAAATTTTCCTTTTTAAGATTTGCCTCTTGCCACAACACGTTTCTAATTTTTTCTAGTCTGTCTCTTAGGTTTTTATGTTTTACCTTTTTCCTGTAAAGTGGGTGTGGTCTAACAATTATTTTCCTGTCACTGTATTTTCTGAGATCAACTACTGTATTATAAGTCCAATCGAATACATCTAAACCACGGAGGCTGGCATCACCGACTTTCTGCATACACACTAATATTTCGTCTCCGTCGTCTCTCCATTTCATATCTGGGTCATACCCGTTACGTTCAAACACTTTTTTAGACCTGTCTTCATGAATGTGTTCGAAACCCCATGATGCGTCATCCCATAAAAATCCGTTTACTCCTATCCTAAATTCGTCGTGTAGGGCTGTGGTTATGGGTCTACCTATCAGTTGTGTTTCTATTTGAACATATGGCATGCCACTGTTGATAATCTCTCCTTTGCCACGATGCGCTGGTTTTCCTCTTTCTTTTTTGTAACTACCGAATATCACAGCACAGTCATACTTGTGGGATTGATCACTGAGCACCATGTCCCCCGAGCATCCTTTGGCAAAGGATTCTAGGTATTTCGTGTAATGTTCGTTGTTTGCTGTATCTTTTATTACTGCTACTCGCATACCAGTATTTACGTAGCGGAGCGATAGCGTTTATTTTACCAAACGCGTTCACGAGAAAATAACGCGAAGCGTTAAAAAGCGTAAAGCCGACCTTGACCTTCTCAGATCTCCGCCGGCTTATATACAAAGTTAGTATTAGAACGTGAACTTGATTCCAACCGCGGCATCCTGCGTGTCAACGCCAGACGCTGGGTCAGTCATCTCGAAAGCACCGTACATGCTGAAGTTATCACCGATCTTCTTCTCGGCTCCCACTGTGGTGTACGCGGCGCCGTCCTCGACTTTACCGTAACCAACAGAGTAGGTTGTAGCATCCACTAGGTGTGATGCCACTATCTCGTTGGCGGTTGTGGTAAGGTTGGTGGTTTCCGCATCCATGATCGTGTGCGTGTAGCCCACTGTGGTCGCATCCGACATGGCATATGTCACACCCGCACCTGTGTAGGTCACTTCATTGACCTTGTCGTCGGTGTAAGCAACACCCACGTTCATGGCATCGTTGATGTCCATGCTGGCCGCTGTCTCGTAAACGTCTACTCCCGACTTACCGGTAGTACCATCGACTTTGATCATGTTGTCGAACTGTATCGCACCAAACTGGTTGGAGTAGATCACTGTGTGTGAGTCCCTGCTGAACAGTTTCTGTGCGGCACCATTTCCGTATTCTGGGAAAACGTCCGTCTTGGACGTCACAGCGCCCTTGAACACAGAGTTCTGTCTGCCCGCTGATATGATTCCAGCAGTGCCCATGTCCACACCGGCGAAGGCCAGTTTTGAATCAAATGGTTCCGAAGCGGAATCATCCGCGTCTATGTCCACTTCAAGAGTGGCGAATCCATTCACTCCCTCTGAGATGTCCTGCGAGAAATTCGCTCCGATAGAGGAACCATTGTTCTCGGCGGTTGATGTTGACACTCCGTCCGTGTCCTCGTTGTTTGACAGCATGTAGTTCAGTGAACCATACACTTCCATGTTGGCCGCTTCTGCTGGCTTGGGCTTCATTATGAAACCTATCACTATCAGTGCGATGATGATCGCCGCACCTATAGCCGTCTTCTTCTTTGTTATTTTCATTATAGATTTTTCTCCTATATAGTTTCTATATGACTTGTTTTTACTAATGCGAGCACCAACACATGTCAGTGAGAGCATTTGCGATCACTGACCTTGTGACCGCTCTGGATTGTAAGGCATATCTATCAAAAAAGCAACACTTAATAGTTGCGTTTGGTAAACTTTTTGCTCGTGGATCCAAACAAATAATTACAACGAATGGAGGTGACATCATGGGCATACACTACGACTACAAGAGCACCAGGGGTGCCAAGAAGATGCAGAAGCAACAGGAGAAGGAACAGCGCAGGAGACGTAAGAAGTCTCAGCAGATGCCCACGCAGAAACCCGACGAGTCCAGACCGCTGACCTTGGACATGATCACCGATCCCAGCAAATGATAAACCAGCGACTGTTCGACCACTACGGCATAGACACCAACAAAGACCTCGGAATACGCAACAGGTGTCCCAGGCCGTTCGACACCATATTGATAGACAAGCAGGGATCGTGTTTCGCATGCGAGTGCCAGTCATGGTTGCCACAGAGCATCGGCAATCTGCAGGTGAAACCCCTAGAGGAAATCATAGGTTCATCAATGCACAGGCATCTGCAGGGATCAATCAACGACGGTACCTATCGTTACTGCAACGAGGAGCAGTGTTCCTACATCAAATCACAGGCGATGTTGAACGACAGACCAAAGCACGTAACACACCTCAGGCTGGCCATCGACGACAGTTGCAATCTCAGATGTCCGAGCTGTAGAAAAGATTTGGTGTTCCACAAACAAGGCACTATCCATGACCTAAGGATTAAATTGGCCGATGGCGTGAACCAATGGTTACTCAAACAGCGCCACCAGGTGCAGGTACACCTGGGCTCGGACGGCGATCCTTTCGCTTCGCATGTTTACAGGCACTTCATGCAACACACACCACGACGTGACAATATCAGGTACTCCATTCTGACCAACGGACTAATGTTCCGGGAGTTCCATACAAGTGTCCCTTACGTGATACGGAATTTAAAAGAACTTGGTGTCAGCATAGACGGGGCCAGCAAAGAGACCTACGAGCGACTGCGTCTGGGCGGCAAGTGGGAAAAGATGATCGACGGGTTGGAATGCATGGCAGAACAAAAAAAGAGATACGGTTTTAGATTCATACTGCATTTTGTAGTGCAGAAGGAAAATTACCACGAGATGGGGGACATCATAGACATGGGCGAAAAATACGGTGCAGACCATGTATGGCTCAACAAAATACAGGACTGGAATACCATGGACAACTTCGAATCTCAGAACATCTGGAAGTCAGACGACTATCGTGAAAAACTATCACGCGTGACAGAACGCATCAGAACCAGGAATGACAGATTCATAGAGTGCCCTACTTTAGTAAGTGAAGGGGCTCGTCATAGAAACAGAAACTAAATTGTAACCTAGGAAAACGCGCGGTGCTTCCTATCTCCACTGTGTGTAGTATATCTGATCTTAGAACTATCGGCTTTACACATTCCACCCTATCTATCTCCCTCTCATGATCGTCGTACCACACGTTAAAGGTATCTTTGGTGTTCAACACCGGAAAGTTTATCTTGGCCACCACCGGCGGTTCGTCTTTGTGTATGTCCGTTCCTACTGACTCGTTGTACATGGTAAAACTTATATCCCTTACTCGCAATCTCATGGCATCAAACCAGTGCCTGCAGGGATTATGTGGAATGCCCATGAAAGACA